GGGGAGGAGGCACCAATGTCGTCTCCCTCTTCGCCAACCTCCCCACCGACGACGAGGGCAAGAGATTCGGCACCTGCAACCTCAACCTCTCCAACCTCAAGGAGACTGGTCTCAAGGCCATCGCCGAGGCCCTGGGCATCGAGAAGCTCGTCGACAACACCCCGCTGCTCGTGCGCATCTACGTCCCCACCGGCGCCCTCCTCGAGCACTGGACCCAGAACCGGCCCGGGAAGGACGACGACAAGGAGTGATCGCTGATGAAACCCGCCATTCGGGAGCCCGTGAAGCAGGAGCTTTTCATAGTGCTGACCCAGAAGCGGCTCGAGAAGTATTTCTTTCCGCTCGGCCGCGGCCTTGTCACCCAGGAGAAGAAGGACGAGCTGGCGGCGTTCAACAAGGTGCTCAAGGCGGTGAATACGGGGCACAAATATATTTGCCTCAGCCAGGACGAGCCCTACGCCGATAAGGTGTGGAAGGTCATCCTGGACGGAGAGAAGGAGAAGCAGCTGGCCATCAGCCCCAACAAGAAATCCTGCGGGACCTGCGGCGGGTTCACATTGGTCGACGGGGACACAGGGACCGGCGATTGCCAGGTGATGAGGCTACCAAAGAAAGCATTCTTCACCCACAAGGACACGGATGGGTGCATCCAATGGCGCAAGTAAAGCCGGAGGACCGCAAGCGGGAAACCTATCTCGTCTTCCCGGAGAGCAAGATGCAGGTCTACTTCACCGAGCCCCTGAGCCCGCGGAAGAAGCGGGAACTCCGGATCCTGACCCGCCTGGCCAAGTCGGTCGAGCCCGGCGTCGGCTACCTGGTGGTCCGGACCGACAGCCCCTGGTTCCAGCGGGTCCTCGCCATCATCGAGGAGAACGAGGGCCACTCCCAGGATTGGGTCCCGGACCCGCCCAAGGAGGCGCCCAAGACAGAGACGAGCCAGGTCAACTACACGGTCCCGAGCGAGCCACCGCAAGGAACTCAGTACGACGACCAGGAATAATCCATGGAAGCATCCCCCGACCCCCCAACTCAACCGCCGTTCTTCCACCTCCCCGAGCACGCCAACATCCCGGAGGAATGGATAAAGGAAGACAATCCAGCGGAGATGCGGATAGTTGTACCCAGTTGGGGCACGGGGGACAAGAAGAAATATCAAGTTCTGATGCTCAAGGAAACCCGACAACTCTTTTGCGAATGCCCGGGATTCCGCTTCCATCACAAATGTCACCACCTCCCCTACCTGATAGGTTTCAGCACCAAACCTCTCAACCAGAGGGGCATCCAGGACACCACCCTTGACGCATTCTTCAAATGCTATCTCACTCTCGAAGAGCACGAGGAAGTTGTCCTCGACCTCCTCCACACCCGCGGACCCCTCACCAACAGGGAGATCGCAGAGGAGCTCCACTGGCCCGTCAACTGCGTAACAGGGCGCACCAACCACCTCCGCCACAAGGAGCCCCCCATGGTCGAGGATGCCGGCAGGAAGATCGACCCCACCACGGGCAGGCAAGTTCACATCTGGAGGGCGATACTCTGAGGCACAACGACAGCTGGCTGGAGGGCAGGAGGAACGATGCCGCCCGCCTCGTGCGCGTGAGCAACCGCGTCCGAGATGCCATCAGGTTCAGCTCCAACGAGACCCTCCACCACCTCCTCCTCAAGACCCACATCTGTCACCAGCTCGCAAGAGAAGACAAGTCCTTCATCACCGAGGCCATCTTCGAGAAAGGCGGCCGTGCGGATATCCTCGTGCTCGACGACCATGTCGTAATAGAGTGCCTCGAAACAGAAACAGAGCCCCAGGTGGCCATCAAGACCTCCACCTACCCACCAGGCTTCTCCATCGAGTTCGCCCGCTTCGTCAACGGCGAGGTCAAGAGGGGGATTGTTCGGCCATGACCGTCCCGCTCAGCCCGGAGGTATCAGCCAAGCTCGACCGCATGATCGCCGCCCGGCGCTTCACCGTGCCCCAGATGGCCAAGGCCTGCGGGACCAGCGAGGAAAATGTCCGGAAGCGCAGGTACAGGCGCAACAGGGGCATGGGACACCTGGGACACGACATTGTCCCGGCCAACTCACATAACATAGAAGAGGCCGGGCCCGAGTGTCCCCAGAGTCCCCCCGATGTCCCGGCCACCCCGGCCGGCGTCCGGGCCGAACTCAACCGCATGCTCGATCGCCAGAAGGCCATGGAGCGGGCCTTCCGGGACGATGGCCCCGCCGCCACCCCCGCCATCCTCCTCATCCTCGGCGAGCAGCGCAAGACCATCGAGGCCATCCTCAAGGCCGAGGTCGTCTTCGCCAACATGCCGTCCACGGCGGCCCAGGAAACGCCCCGGCAGCGGGCCGCCGAGATCAGGGCCTACTTCACTAAGCTCATAGAAGGGGCCCCGCAGGAGGTCCGGGATTGGGTGCTCAGGCGCATGGCCGGGCTGGCCCCGGCCGGCACCCCAGAACTACGGCACTGTGAGACAGAAACACCGGGAGTTTCCGGCCAGGCCCCGGAAAACAACGGCAACTGCCGAACTGAGGCGCCCAAATGAGCGATGAGGAGGTCGCCGAGGTCCTGGAACGCGAGGCCCGCATAGTTTCGGCCCGGGAAAATGTCGACGACCTCTGCAAGTTGATCGGCGCCCGCCCCCTGCCCGCGCACGCGAGGCGCATATACAAGATCATCAAGGCCAACCAGAAGGCCGGCATCCGGACGGAAATCCTGACAGCGCCCGGGCAACTGAAATCCACGGTCCTTGGACTTTGCATGCTCCAGGACCTCTTGGGCCCCGACCCCCATGTGCTCTTCGCCACCAAATCCCAGAAGGTCCTCAAGCTCACCGGCGACTTCCTGCGAAACGCCATCGAGAAGATATTCGGCCAGAAGTGCATCCACGACGACCAGAAGGACTTCAAGGGCTTCAAGGACAGCTCGGAGATATTCTGCGTGCCCGGCTGGGACCCATCCTCCAGGAACCCCAGCTGGGTGGGCGCGACCCCCGGCACCGACATCGAGGGCGTACGGGCCAACCACGGCTACATCGACGACCTCATCGACCAGGAATCCACTACTTCCGAGATAATCCGCGATGCCGCGCTGCAATGGTACAACCTCACATTCGTCGACCGCATGGACAAGGACGCGCCCATTACAGCGGTCGGCAGCCTCTGGCATCAGAAGGACTTCCACATGGAGCTCATGGCCCGGGGATGGGCCGTCCACCTCTTCCCCTTCGCCCGCCAGACGCGGCCCGAGGGCTACAGGGAATACCCGAATGCCATCTGGCACGGAGAAGAATACGATATCCTCTGGGCCGAGAACTACGGCGACGTCGACCTCCCTGAGTTCATCCTCGACCACGGCGGGGAGATCGCTTTCCAGCTCCGCTTCCAGCTCAACCCCTGGGTCCTCCAGGATACGCGGTTCAAACCCTCGTGGTTCCAGACCTATGTCACCCCCCTCGCCCCCTTCGACAGCGGCCGTCTCCTCATACACATGTCTGTCGACCCCGCCCTGGGCAAGAGCGATGTCGGCAGCGAGGCCGCCATCACCGTCCTGGGCCTCGACCAAACCACCCACCTCGAGTATGTCCTCGAGAACATCGCCGGCCACTGGAATCCCGTCGAGCGCAACGAGCAGATAAAGGCATCCTTCGAGCGCTGGCATCCCCGCAAGATCTACGTCGAAGCCGTGGGGATGCAAGAGGAGATAGTCACCGAGCTCCGCCACCAGTACGATCTCCCGGCATTCGGCCTCAGCACAGAAGGCAAGGACAAGATAGCGCGCATCGATACGCTCTGCGTGCCCATCCAGCGGGGCCAGATTATCTTCCACCTCTCCCAGCAGGACCTCATCCACCAGCTCATCAACTTCCCCAAGGGTCGGCTATTGGACCGCGCCGACAGCCTCGAGATCGCCCATCGATCATTCAGGGCCGGGGAGGAGCGCCAGGTCCGCAAGCTCCGCATGGGGGGCCCGAGATGACCAACCCCGTCCGTGCCCGCATTACTCGCAGGTTGGCCGAGAACTCCAAGGCCCGGCGCCGCCAAGACGATGAGGACAAGCACTCCACGAAGATCAGCCTGGCGCCCCCGAACCAGTACGATGATTCTGCGAGGCGGAAGATGCTCGAGGAGAAGCTCAGAATCCTCAAGGGGGGTCATTGATGGTCCACCTCCAGATTCCCGATGAGGTCATCGATGAGGTGCGCCCCTACTTCGAGAATGATTGGGATAGGGTGAGGCGTGAATCCGGCAAGAAACAGCTCAGCCCCAGCCAGGTCGTCATCAGGATGGCTGCGTGGGTCTGCGAGACCAAGAAAAAGAAACGCACTATATAGTTAACCACGAACAAAATGAACATTTTGTGAATGAAATGAACATTTTGTGAAATTCCCGCAACTTCTTATTATATCGTAGACCATATATAATTGCCCGCATGGGGGCTCGGGCGACAGTTCCAGAGTCATCGACATCTCGGCCAGCCCGCAGGCCGCCCAAGGGAGTGACGCCCGGCATTCCCCAGGCCCCCACTATTTCTCGCTCAACCAAAACCCGGGCGACCCCCGAGGCGAAATATAAATCCGGCCGGAGCAGGCGTATTTTCAAGAACCAGGTCCACGCCGGCCGCAACACCTCCACCACGGTCGTCCACCTCTACGAGGACGGCTCCGAGCAGACCGATGTCAAGGGCGATGACGACATCACCGACAAGGACATCGAGCGCATCGCCAAGCGGGACGAGCTCGGCAACGCCACCTGGGTCCGCCGGTCTGGAGGCATCTTCAACAAGTGGCTCGAGCCCAAGGCCGACACGCCGGAGTTGGAGCAGGAGATCCGCGACCTCTTCGAGCGCCTCAAGGTCAAGGGCGTCACCAAGGCCGCCTATATCCTCGCGAAGGTCTACGGCTACGGCGCCATCACCATCGGCCTCGAGGGCGGCGACGAGGACCTCTCCAATGCGCCCGGCAATCCAAAAGGAATCGCCTACCTCCACGCCATCTCCAAGAAGATCGTCAAGGAGATGGTCCGGGACCTGGACCCCCGCAGCCCCACCTACGGAGACATCAAGACCTACATCCTCACCATCCCCGACGGCGAAAAAACAATCGACATCGAGGTCGACGCCGGGCGCATGATCCACTGGGTGAACCCCTCCATCGACGGCGACCCCAAGGGCATGTCGATATACGAGCCCCTCTACGACAAATTCCTCATGAAGAAGAACATGGATTTTGCCGTCGGCGAAACACTTTACCGGAATGCCAGGCCCTGGCCGACCCTCGAGGTCCCCATGGACGCCGACGACACTGAGGTCGACGACGCCGAGGCGACCTTCCAGAACATCAACGCCCGGAGCTGGTTCATCATCCCCCCGGGTTACAAGTTCGATGTCAAGGCCACCAACAACGCCCTCAACCCCCAGCCCTACCTCGACTACATGCTCACGACCCTCGCAGCCGGCGCCTTCGGTTCCAAGGTCGCGATGCTCGGCACCGAGGCCGGCGCGGTCACCGGCTCGGAAATCAACATGCACGAGTACTATAGCACCATCGCCGACGAGCAGAGCAATTTCGTCGAGCCCATCCTGCAGGAGCTATGCCAGCGCTGCCAGGATTGGGGCCTCCTCCGGGACGGTCGTTTCTGGTTCGAGTGGAACACCCTCTACGAGATGGACGAACTCGAGACCGCCGATGTCGAGCTCAAGCGGGCCCAGGCGTTCCAGACCTACGCCTCCGGCCTGAGCCTCGCCAAGGCCGCGGGCTTCGATGTCATCGTCCAGGAGGGCGAGCTGGTCTTCCAGCTGGCTGGGCAGGTCGTGAACATGCCCGGTGTCAACAGCCTCAGGGTCAAGAAGGCGCTCGAGAAGAAGCGCATCCTCAAGGTCCGCCCCAGGGGAAGGTCGACGCAGCTCGGATGGGCCAACAATGTCCGCGCCCCCTACATGGACGACCTCGTGCGCCAGCAACTCGTCGACAAGGTCCAGGTCCAGACCGCGGACCTCGAGAACCGAATGGACCAGGCGATGATGAAGCACCTCGTCATCATCCGGGACGAGTTCTTCGGCAAGCTCAAGGCCCTCTGGGTCAAGAACATCGGCCCCATCGGCGTCGACCCCACGGCTCCCGTCCAGGGCGCCAAGGCCGACGCGGGCGATCTCTACGGGGACCTCAATGATTGGGAGACCAAGGACCTCGCCGCCTTCAAGGGCGACCTGGTCAAGCTCCTCACCGAGGCATATCTCGCCGGGAACACATCGACGCTCGAGTCGCTCGGCATCCGCACCCCCACGGACAAGGCCTCGTTCGGGAAGATCGACGACGCCACCATCGCCATGATCGACGCCGAGGGCGGCCGATTGGCCAAGCAGACCTACCTCGACAACAACAAGGCCGCGATGAACGAGATCGCCGACGGCATCAAGGCCGGCCAGAGCTACGCCCAGATAGCGGACCGCGTCGCGGCCAAGTTCGCCGAATACAACGGCGGCATCCCCGCCACGGTCCAGAAGTTCATCCACACCGCCACCAGCGAGGCGCGCTGGAAAGGCATGGAGGACAACGGCTTCGACAAGGGCGTGTTCCTCACGGCCCGGGACGAGCGCGTTCGGCCCACGCACGCCGCCATGGATGGCCAGGTCGTCACGCGTGAACAGGCCATGCCCTACCTCAGCGAGTTCGGCTGCCGGTGCGTGGTCTCGCCGATGACGGTCTACGACGAGTTCATGGCGCTCAGCCAGGAGCAGCAGCAGGAGATGGTGGACAGATATGCTCGGTGACCAGGACCCCGCAGCCACGCCCCCAGAGGCACCCAGGGCCCCGGACACCAATTCCCAGGGCCTCGAGGCCGGCCAGGCGGACCTCACCACCTACGAGGACCATGGCGAATATGTCTCCTTCCAGACGAGCTTCGCCGCGGAAGGCATCTTCAAGTCCAGCGACGGCGAGCCCGGCTGGAGATCTCCCGAGCAGGTCAAGAAGATGGTCCCGTTCTGCAACGGGATGCGCGTCGTCGTCGGGCACCCCAACATGGACCCGAAATCCCAGACCTGCGTGAATCTCAACGACGCGAAGTTCCCCGTCATCGGCTGGACCTCCGACGCCAAGGCCGTCAAGAGCACCGGCGTCTGGAAGGTCATCGGGAACACGAATATCTGGAAGAACCGCAACGGCATCGACGCCCGCCCGGTCATCGCCGCGCTCAAGACCAAAGAGATGGGCGATGTCAGCATCGGCTACTATTTCAGCCGGGTCCCCAAGAACGGCGTGACCCAGGCAGGGCAGAACTACGGGCACCTCGAGGAGGATGTGAACCCGTATCATCTCGCTATTCTCGACGGGCAACCCCCCGCATGTCCACAACCGATATGCGGGATCGGCTGCGCGTCGCAATCGGAAACAGACAATGGAAGTGACAACATGAAACCAGGTGAGAGCGGCACACCGCCGCAGGAAACCCCGACCCCCGCGCCCCCGACGGAGTGCGCCAACTGCAAGGCGCACGCCGAGACCCAGGTCAAGGCCACTGCAGCCGAGAACCAGTCTCTGAAGACGAAGGTCCAGGAGCTGGAGCAGGCCGTCAATGCCATGACCGTGAAGGTCAAGGAAGGCGACGAGGCGAAGGCGAAGCTCGAGGCCATCAAGGTTGCCGAGCGCAAGGCCAAGGTCGACAAGATGAAGGAGCTCATGGACCCGGAGCAGTTCAAGGAGCTGTTCCCGGAGGATGCCAAGGACGCCTCGGACGCCGAGATCGCCCGGTTCCTCAAGGTCCTGGAGACCAAGGAGGCCGACCAGGAGGCCGAGGCGCCCGCGACCCCGCCGGAGGTAGTGCCGGAGACCGCAGCGGCCAAGCCCGCGGCGAACTCGGCGCTCAAGCCCCCCGCCGGAAAGACCACCCCACCGACCGCGGGGGCGAACGCGGACGACGGCTGGCTCCCCGACATGTACCTGCTCAGCAAGAAGCGGCTGGCCAAGAGGGCGGCCGCAAAGCTGGACTGAGCTGAGGGGCCAGGACTGGAGAACGAACAAGACACGACGGAGGAAGAAGCATGGTAGTCAACACAGGCATCAAGGTCCCGACGAACAGCATCGCCTGCGGCAACAATCTCAAAGTCTCGATGATTGCCCAGGACGCTTTCATCCCGGGACAAGTGGTCATGAAAGGCACCGCGGACAACCAGGTGCTCCTGGCCACGGTCGGCAGCCTCACGGTGGTAGGCGTGGCGGACCTCAACAGGAACGCCAGGGCAAGGACCAATGTCACCCTGATGACGGCCTACGCAGCCGGGGACCAGCTCGAGGTCATAACCTGGGGCTTTGTCCGGGTCATCGCGGACACCGGCGGAATCACGGCGGGCAGCATGGTCAGCATGGGCGGCAACACCAGCGGCAGCGTCAGGGTCTGCCCCTACACGGCGCCCCCGGCGGCCGACACCTACAACACGGTGGCCATGGCGGCCTCGCTCTTGTGCCGGGACCAGATTCTCGGCCGGGCGTTCACGACAGCCACGGCGACCAACTACGCGGTCATGTTCTGGGGGAAGCTCTGAGCCCCCGGGACTCAGGCAGGAAGGAGGACTGAAGGAGGAAGACATCAGGGAGGAACGAAGATGGTCGTTAACACAGGCATCAAGGTCCCGACCAATTCCATCGCTTGCGGCGACAACATCAAAGTCTCGATGATCGCCGAGGGCGCTGGAGTTACGCCGGGATTGGCGGTCATGAAGGGGACCGCGGACAATCAGGTCGTGGTGTGCACCGTGGGCAGCCTGAGCTTCATGGGCATCGCGGACCTGAACAGGAACGCCAGGGCCAGGACCAATGTGGCGCTGACGACAGCGTACACGGCCGGCGACCAGCTGGAGGTCATCATCTGGGGGTTCGTGAAGGTGATTGCGGACACCAGGGGGATAACCTGCGGCACCGAGGTCGGAGTGGGAGAGGCCACGAGCGGGCGCATCAGCGACAACGCATACACGGCGCCGCCCGCAGGCAACACCTACACGACCGCCGGGATGGCGGCATCGCTTCTGGTGAGGGACCAGATAATAGGAGCGGCGTTCACGACGGCAGCTTCGGGAAATGCAGCGGTCATTTTCCTGGGCAAACTCGCCTAAGCCTGACCAGGCTCCCGTCCGTGGGGATAGGATACGCGGGGATGTGTGAACGCCCGGCCGGCTCCGGTGGAGCCAGGCCAAAACAGAGATGATGAAGGATGAAGATACCCGGAATAAAATTCCAGAACCGGCAAGTCGAGGCCGCCTGCAACTCGGTGCTGACGCAGCAGGATCTGCGCGGCATCCGGGATGCGGTGGTCGAGACGATGCTCCTGACCCTGACGGGCAGGACCATCCTGCCGATAGAGAGGCGCCCAATCCAGGAGGAGTTTTTCACTTACTGGTTGGAGACCCAGATGAACGACGCCAGCGTCATGACACGCCGGCAGAAGGCCAGGGTGGCCGAGGACGAGCCCCTCGTGGCCCTCCAGACCGCGCTCCCGTATGTGAAGATCGAGAAGACATTCTCGATGCACAAGCTGGACCAGTTCGCATCCTTCGATGCGAAAGCGCGGTATGTGAAGCAGGCGACGCGCCAGGTGGCCGAGGCCGAGAACGATTTGATATTCAACGGCTGCACATTGCCAGCGTTGAATGGCCTCATCGCCGGCGCCGGCAACACCACGGCCGCGACCGCGGCCTGGAGCACGCTCCCGGCCGGTGACGCCTACGAGGATGTCAACCGCGTCATCCAGTTGATGCGCGTCGACGGCTTCATGGGGCCCTACCTCATGGCCTGCGACCCCATCAACTACGGGGAGCTCGGCATCCGCGAGGTCAAGGCCGGAGGGTCGGCCAACCCCTACAAGCAGCTCATCGAGGAAGGGCTGCTGGCCGGGCCCATCCAGTCCAACGTGCTCTGCCCCCACGGAACGGCGGTGGTCATCCAGCAGGGAACGGATGTGGCCTCGCTGCTCTGCCCCGAGGACACCACGCTGGTCATCAAGGACCTGGACGAGATAACCGAGCAGATCGAGGGCGTGGTCCGCGAGGCGGTCCTGCCCTTCATCTTCCAGGCCAACGGCGTGGGCACGGTAACCGGAGCCTAACCGGCCCCGGTCCCCAGAGACAAAGAGACCCAGGGCGGGGGGAGGGCCCCCGCCCCCAAAAAAACAGGAGCGGTAGTCATGGCGACAGATGAACAGTTGCAGGCGTACCAGGACAGGGCGACGGCATTGCAGAACGCGGTGCGGAAGCTGGTCCAGGACATCATGGAGGACGACAGCCTCCCGGCCCAATCGTTCGACGACCCCATCAACCGGCACAACCTGACCCAGCAGGCGGTCGGCTCGATGAACCAGCTGGAGCAGCTCAAGCAGCCCATCCAGCGGAAGTTCGACGAGAAGGCGCGGGCAGAGGCGGCGATCGCGGCGGCCGAAGCGGCAGCCGAGAAGAAGGCAGCCGACGAGTTGCTCACGCCTCCGTAGGACGGAGGCGCTCACGGTCCACGAAGTGGATAGGAAAGGAGGACATGGCGAAATTTCGGTTGAAAAGCGGAAAGGACAGGGAAGGAATCCGAGACCTCAGCGACAGGAGCTTCAGCTTCAAGTACGCCAAGGCTGACGGAAAGGAGCACATGGAGATCTTCGACAAGAAGTTCGGGCTCGAGCACGAGGTCCCGGACGGCGCCCCCGCGGACCGCCTGAGACAGGTGATCGAGGAAGCCAAGGACAACGCGATAATCGAGGAGGTCAAGTCGGCCAAGGAGATCAGGGCCGAGCTGGCCGAGGCGCTCGAGTTGGCCAAGGCGGCCGAGGCGAAAGAGGCGGCTGAGGCGAAAGCGGGAGCGAAACCAGGGGCCCCCAAGTAGGCCCCTTTTTTCTTTTTTCCGGAGGTCGACGAGTGCCACGCAGACCGCGGATAACGGAGCAGGACGACCGGTACACGGAGAACTACGACAAGGCCAAGAAGGACCCGGCCAACATCCAGGCCCTCACGATACTCTACCTCGAGGACCTCGGCGACCGCCACGACGAGCTGGTCGACAAGGTCGTGCTCCATTGCGCCCTCCCGGTCGACCGGGCCCACGCCCCATGCGCGGAGGCCAAGGCCCAGGCCGGGCCCGGGGACGGCCTCACGCCGGCCCAGCGCTACAAGATCGCGGTCATGGAGAACCGCGGGAAGATACTCGCCGGGGCGTTCGGCGTTTGCCTGGCCATCCTGGCGATAGTGTTCAAGTCCGGAGGGGTCTGAGGGAGGCCCAAACTCCATGCTATTCCCCCTGGCCCTGTTGTTGTTGTGCCTCCAGGTCCAGGTCTACCATTCGCCGACCAGGAACATCACGACCAATCCCGTCGACGCCGGGCTGCTCGGGTTCCCGGTCCAGGTCTACAAGGTCAAGCGGTTCGTCATCGTCGGGTACTACCATCTGCGGTGGTGGTTCAAGTCGTTCAAGACGACGCCGAAGAACATGAACATCCCGCTGAGGTGGAACCAGCTGGTGTTTCGCAAGGGGCGCACGCTTTCGATACGAACGCCCTGGTGGCTGGGCCCGAAGATGGGGTATGCGCTCGTTGCGATTCTCGTGGCGGTGGTCTCCATTGTCCTGTTGCAGGGCTACCAGTGGCAGCACCTGGCGGCGCCGGCGGCGATAGGAATGACGGCGTGGAACGACGGGAACACGCAGGCATCACCGACATCTGAGGATATGGATGGGGCTGGGACAGACCTGGTAACAGGTGATACGGTCAGCATCACCAAGGTCCTGGTCATCAACAAGTCCTGCGGGTGCGGGAATCTAACAGCGCCGACGCTGACCATTAACGTCACATTCACCCTCACGATGGATGCGGGGTCGAGCCTTACCACGACCAACGCTTGTACGGTTTCAGGGATACTGGTGTGTGGTAATGCCACCGTGAGTTGCACTGGGGTAGGGGCATCAAACTTTGCTCTGTCCGTATCTGGCACATTTTTCGGAGGTTCTGGTGGGCATATTGTCCAATCGTTTAATATCGCCAACGGCTCGAATATAACTTTCACCAGTGGTACAATGTTTCTAACAGGAACCGAATCGGGAGCCACCTACGATGCTTTGCGATTTACTACGCCAGCGGCGTTTGATGACGGCAACGGTACGGTTTCATTTACACTTCTGAACGTAAATCAAACCATGTTCGATTCTGCGAACATCGCAAGAACCCTTTATAATGTCACAATAAATAAGGGAACCGGCGGTGTTCTATACACGGCAGGTAAATCATTCCCCCTCACCGTCGCCAACAGTTTAAATATCATCACGGGCAATTTCTCGGCCTGGGACGGAACGACGAGTGCGAGTTTGACTGTGCAGAACAATACAACGATTAGTGGAACATTAGACTGTAAGGCGAGCACAGCCAGTTTGGGGAGCGGGTACACGGCCGGGTTTGCCGTACTAATAAATAATGGCGGAATACTAACGGGCGGAACTGGGGCAAACCACACATATGGTTCAGTTAATCTTTTGGGCGGCGGTACATGGATAGCGACTTCGGGAACGACTTTCATAAACGGCAATAATGCTGGAAATGATACGATATTATGGGGCAGTACTGGAGTATTCACCCACTCGAATGGAACGCTCTCAATATCATATACGGCCGGTGCCAGTTATTTGGAAATGTTTGCAGATATTAATGTATATAACCTTATAATCAATAATACCGGGCGTGTTGCTTATCTGTGGTACAATCATACCTTGACGGTATCTAATAATTTGACCCTCGCCGCTGGGGCATTGGATACGAACAGCATTTACAATGCGCCTATCATCGTCATGAACGCCACCAGCATCACTGGAGCCCTTGTCCCTAACACCTCGACCTGCACATTCAACGGCGCGGTCACCATAAACAGCGGGGGCGCGCTGGGTGGGAATGCGGCATGGACCTTTATCCATGTAGAACTGGTAATTTACTCTGGCGGAACTCTCAGTGCCCCAAATTCGGGCGGGAGTTGGACGTGGGTGAACGGCGGTTTCACGGTTTATTCGGGTTGCACGCTTACACATAATGGAGGGACATCCATATGGAACAGCGGTGGATACCTCGGCGGAAGCGGCTCACCGGTCTTCTATAATGTGACTGGTGGAACATCGGGTCCAGCGCCGAACATTTCGTTTACGGTTGAGCACACGCTGACAACCTCGGGCGCGGGTCTATATCCGGCTTACGGTGCGAGCGCCAATGTCATCATCATAATGGGGACCGCTTCTGCGGCTGGGAGTATAGTTAATTCCACAAATATCCGGGCCGCATATGGTGTCGGTTCATCGTTCACGGTCCAAGCGGCCTCGGCCTCATATCCTTGCGTCTGTACCGGCAATGATTGGGATTGGGATTGTGGAGGAGCGAAAACAATCAGCGTCAAATGGCTCGACTACCAGATAGCCGCGGTCACCGGCGGCGGCGGCTGCACGGTTAATTGGGCCGGGACGATGTCGACGAGGTCTTGGACGGTCTCGGTCGGCGACAGCCTCACCATGACGGACGGCGTGGCCATCACCGGGGTCAGCGTGGCCGCCACGAAATACATCAACCTCGGCACCTGGACCTGGGGGACATGCTCGATTAGCCTGGTGGATCTCCAATGGGACACGGTCACGCCAGGGACGGGGAAGACCATCACATTCACCAACATCGGGGTCGACGGGTTCACGGTTAGCGCGAACGACACAATCTCGATGAGCACGGGAACCGTGACCTGCAATCCCGCCAAGGATGTAATCATTACCGGAAACTCTGCCATAACCGGTGGGACCTGGAGCGGGTATCGTTCCTTCCAGATGAATAATGCCACGGCCCAACCAATCGTCAATACCACGCTGACGGGCACCAATGGCTCCGCCTGGAACGATGGGATGGACATCACCATCAACACCGGGAAGGCGGGAGAACTGAGTGGGTGCACCTTGACCTATTCCAAAGTTGGAATGCAAGCCACAAACGGCTCCCTCTATTCCCTCTCCTCGGGCAATGCGACGGTCATGGGCATCCTATCCTCCGAGAGCAACGGAGTGGGTTATCGGGCCGCCAATATTACCGGGGTCCTGACGGTCAGGAACGCCGATGTCTATTCATCAGCGTTCAACACCGCATACACCCTCGGCGCCAATCTCCCGGCCACGAGCATCACGCTGGCAGCGTCCACGACCCTGGCAGCGGCGGGATACTCGCTCTCCGCCTCCACCATCACCGGCGCCAGCTATACGACGAGCATCCTGTCGACCGCGGTCCTGGTGTCCTCATGCACGGTATCGACTCTGGATAGCCAGGTCAGCATCACCACGGCCGGCGGAGGAATCACGGCCCTGCTCAACGGCATCGGTCTCGACGCCATTGCGGTCGGGGCCCTGGACACGGTCATCCTGACCGGGTATGTGACTCCATCAGGTGCGTTCTCGGTTGCGGTCGGCGGGAACCTGGTCATCAATGTCAATGTCTGCGCCCGGTTCTCCGTGGCGTGCACCTGCGCCGGCACGCTCACCGTGGACGGCGTGCTCCAGATGGACAACTCGGCCGGGGTCAACTCGACGGGCTCGCACATCGGCACGATAGACGGCGACGGCGTGGTCCAGGGCGTGGGGTCCTCAGCCCCGACGATGTACTTCCATGTCCTGGCCCTGGACGCTTCGGTCCGGATGCTGAATGCGACCCTGGTGGTGGACCTGGTCGGGCCGGCTCAGGCGCCCGTCGACGGGTTCAGCCTGGAGATGACGACAGTGGCGGAGTTCGAGCTGGAGATGCAATCATGACGGTCACATTCCGGAAGGGCGATGTCGGGGTTCCAATCAAGGTCACGGTCGTCAAGGCCGGAGCTGCGGTGAACATCAGCACCGCGACGGGCCTGAAGATTCTCCTGGTCAAGCCGGACGCGACGCTGCTCACGAAGACGGCGGTCTTCGACAGCGACGGCAGCGACGGGAAGATGAAGTACATCACCATCGCCGGCGACCTGGACCAGGAAGGGGTCTGGCAGATACAGGGAGAGCTGACCATGACGGGCCTGAAGCACACGGCGGATGGCTCGTTCATGGTCGGGAAGACGCTCGATTGAGGTGAGAAAGATGGGAGACACAGAATTGGAAAAGGAAAAGGAAGCGGACATCGAGGCGGTCATCGACGCCAGCGTTGCGGCCGCCAAGGAATGCCTGGCCGGCAAGGTCTGGTACAAGAGCAAGGTGGTCTGGGCGGCGATCGTGACCGCGGCCCTCTGGGTGACCACGGCCTCGGCAGGATGGACGGACGACCCGCGGGTGGTCATGGTCCTGGGCCTGGCGACGAGCGCGCTGTGGATAGTGCTGCGGAAGCTCACGACCCAGCCGCTGCTGCTCAAGGCCCCCAACGGTGGCGCCTGAATGCCCTACAACGCGGACCTCAACCGCATCAAGCAGGCGACGCATACCGAGCTCACCAACACGGATTTCGACATCAAGCTCGGCGAGGCCCGCGACAAGGCGTACAATTTCATGAACACGCTCCTGGAGGGCGCCGGCGCCACGGTCCCGCTGACCGGGCTCAATGCCGGGGACACGAAGCTCATCCAGCAGATCGAGGCCGACATGGCCGCGGGGTTCTTCAAGGAGGAGACCACGGAGCCCATCGAGGGTGAGCGTGTCAAGAAGCACATCCTCCGGGAACGGGCGGAGCAGATGCTCACGGCGTTCATGGCCACGAAATACCAGGGCGCCCCCAAGAACCGCGCCAACCAGTTCAGGCACGGAAAGAACCGGACGAGGTTCAAGATGGACCAGAGCGACGAGGACATAGTAGAGCCGTACTATTCGAGGGAGATTTGATAGAGATCGCCGTGACCGCGCAGCAGGCCCTCCTGGCCATCAGCAGGATCAAGGACGAGTTCGTCCCGGCATTCAAGTATGCCCTGGCGAACCAGGTCGCCTTCAGGATGCTGACGATCATGCAGGGCTTCACGCCGGTCAAGACCGGGCACCTGCGCACGAGCGAGGGCGTGGATGTCGAGCCCGATGGATTCTGGGTGGGGACGCACTCGGTCGATTACGCCTATTGGGTGGCCAAGGGGACCCCCCCGCACGACATCTATCCGGTGAATAAGAAAGCGCTCGCCTGGCCGGGGGGCGGTCATCCCGTGACGCATGTCCATCATCCGGGCACCGCGGCGAACCCCTTCCACACCCTGGCCTACGACCAGGTCATGAAAGAGGCTCCGACCATGGTCCTGGCGCTCCTGGCCACGCATGGCTCAGAGTTCGGGATGGTGAGCCAATGAGCCTCAACCGGACGGTGATGGCCGACGACATCATCACGCTCCTGAAGGCGAGCGTGAAGACCAGCCTGGCGAAAGTGGAGGACAAGGCCATCGGGTTCGGGACCCGGAGGATCGAGCAGCTCTTTGCGCCCAGCTACACGAGAGGCATCCTGGTCACGCTCGGAGGAGGCTCGGTGGTTCCCCTCACCATGGGTGCCTCCAAGCTCGATGTGACGCATTCAATCGAGATAGTGGTCTATGTCATAGGCCACGACCCGGCGGCCGACCTGAAGGCCGCGGCTGCGCTCGTTGAGGAGATCGAGGAGGTCCTGTGGGCCAACAAGACGCTGGCCAATGGCGGGACCATCATCGACCAGCCCAGCGTCATGTTCGGGCCGCCGGTGGCGCACTCGGACCTGACGATGCATTGGGGAGTAATCCAGGTCAGGTATCAGAAGACGGGGATAGCATAGGAGGAATCGGACATGTGTAAATTCATGTATATGGGCGGGCCCAGCGAGGTGTTCAAGCCGGAGTTTCCGTACATCATCGAGCGGGGCGTGCCCTTCTCGGCGGACGGCCTTTTTGTGGACTTGTTCCTCAACGACCCGTTGTATGTGCTGGTGGACGAGGACAAGGCCAAGGCCATGCTGGGCGAGTTCGACAAGGCCAAGGGCGACAGGGAGAAGACCTGGGCCCTGAAGGAGGCCAATGTCGTGGCCTACAAGGCGGAGCAGGAGGCGAAGATGGAGACCTGGCGCAACACCCGCGAGGCGCCCAGGTTGAACCAGGTGGTGTCTGCGACCCCGGAGCCGCGCAAGGAGCAGGGGCCTCGCATCATGCCCAAGCGACAAGGAGGTGAGGGATAATGGGAGCAAGGTACATCGGGATAGGGAAGCAGACGGTCTATGGGACGGAGGTGGCGCTGACGGAGTTCCTCGACGCCATCGACGAGAGCGTGAAGGACGACAACAGCATCGTGGCTGACCCGACCATGGGTGTCCGGGGACTCACGAAGCCGATACCCGGGGAGTTCAAGACGGGCGGCGGGTTCAAGGCGTATGCGGAGCCCGAGAACCTGGGGCTGCTGCTCCTGGGCCTGCTTGGCTCGGGCTGCGATACCCCGACGACCCCGGAGACCGGTGTGTATCTGCACACCATGATTCCGACGGTCACGCCCCAATACCTCACGGTCGGCATCGGGAGCGATGTCACGGCCGGGCAGAAGACCATCGGGAGCGCCGGCGTTCGCAAGGCGAAGTTCAGCATCTCCAAGAGCTCCAAGCTGCTGGCGGAGTTCGACATCTTCGGCCAGACTCACAAGGTCGAAGCCCTCGTGGCCCCGACCTTCAGCACGAAGCAGCCGTTCCATTGGGGCCATGCGAGCGCCAAGATAGCCACGGCGGCGAACACGCAAATCATGGCCATGACCATCGAGGCGGAGAACAAGTACAACGAGAACGACTACACGCTCGGCTCGAGGCTGCTCCGGAGCGCCCAGCTCAACACATTCAGCGTGAAGGGGACCATGGACCTGCTGTTCGACCAGCTGGCGCAGCTGAAGATGTTCCTCGGCAACAACGCCGCGGTGGCCCCGGCCGCAACGCTCGTGAAGCAGCGGCTGGACCTGGAGTTCGTCTCGGATGTCCTGTGCGGAGCAACGCAGTTCTACGCGATGAAATTCATCATGCTGGAGTGCTTGTTCAAGACGCACAAGGCCAACATCAACAAGCGGGACCGTACCATCGAGAACATAGAATGGGAGTGCTTCTGGCCAACGGCAGGGGCGCAGTTCTCGGTGCTCTACACAAACTCGATAGCAAGCTATTGAGCTCGCAACCTTTCCCCCGGAGAGGCGGAGGCCCGACCCCCGCCTCAATGATGGGGGAGATCACAGTCCTCATTAGAGGATAGGAGAATGGAAAGGTATGGAAAACGGGAAGGTGAGGTATCTC